GATGAGGCAACAGTCACAGGGTAAATCGGGAACATGGGCGCCATCTTCTTTAAATACTTCAAGGCATATTGGGCACTGGGCCATAGCTGCTTTCTGGGGAGTAAAAAAATCCCTATCTTGGCAGCCTGGAGGTTCGCGAGGATTTGACAGTTCCTATTACCTTTATCCTGGATTTAATCGAATGTTGGGAGTTGAACACCACTAAGCCATACCTCAGCAATGTTTTGAATCCTAACTGTTATAGTTGAATGTGCACAGCGATGGTAACTCTGCGCACACTTAATTGATCATTGAACACTGAGGCTTGAAGCCTGTGTGCTGAATTGGGATATAAATAATTGTGCAACTTATCGTTGTTGCCACGGTCAATTTGCTCTTCGCCAAGATAGGGATAGGGGCTCCGCCCCTAAGACCCCCTATAGGGGCTCCGCCCCTATGACCCCGTTCCTTAAGATCCTAGTCCCTAAGATTCCTTTTATTTAACATCCACTATCATGCGACGTGTCTTTTACCTCCGTGCTCCCCTCGCTCTCTTCAGTCTTAGTAGCCATTTCTACAATCTCACTTAACGAAGGTAAATTGACATTGCTCCATTCATACGTCCTTACAATCTTAGGAATAGTCCTACTTGCAACTGCTGCCTTCGCCTTCGCCTTCGGCTCATCAAGGCTAATCATGGTCTTACCATTGGCCTCACTCAGAACCCAATCCACATTAGTCTCAAAGGCATCAATCTCCTCATCCAGATCCGTTGCCATTTTCTTAAGATCCATCGGATCAACCAGCTCAATCTTATTTGTCTCCATAAAACTGGTCCTTAGTGCAGTGATTGTCTCAGGATTTGTCTTGACATCCTTTCCGAGCTCAGAACTTAGAAGTCCATCTAGCCTCTTCTCCAGAGCCTCCGTTGCCTCCTTATACTCTGCATCTATCCTGTCAATGTTCCTCACCATCTTCTCCAGGAGGTTCTTCTTGTATGTGAGGCTTGACTTGTGCTCAATGGCCTCTGCAACTGTGCCTACCCACTTCTTAGGACCAGTTCCAATGGTCACCTGGGTCTGTGCATTGGAGAGGACAATGGCACGCTTGATGGTATCACGGCGCTTCACCAGATCCATGTAGGACTGGTATTCGGACTGTGCAGTCTTCTTTAGGTCATCCTCATCCACCTTATTTGTCTTGGTTCTTAGTTGAGCCCAATCAACCGCGTATCCTAGACACTTGTTGATGCGCTTGTCCAGAAGCTTGAGCTCTGCAAGCCCTTGGGTGATACTCATTTTGGACATTTGCTTGAACTAATTATGAGGCCCGTTGAAATCAATTTTATAGGGGCGGTGGTAAACCACCCCTATGACCCCGTTCATATAAATTTTATAGGGGCGGTGGTAAACCACCCATATTTACGGACTTATAACTATCCATTAGTAGTATGAAAAAGAAATCAATCCCTAAAATCCTAAAGGATCTAACATGGCAAAAGTGGGTCGGCGATCATATAGCCAAGACAAAGTGTCTCTGTTGTGGCGTCAATGATATTAAGATGAATTCATTTCATTGTGGTCATGTGGTCGCAGAGGCAGATGGGGGTCCTACGACCGTGGAGAATCTGAGACCCATCTGTGCAACGTGTAATCTGTCCATGCGCACTCAAAATATGGTGAAATTCAAGGAGCAGCATTCACTTGGCACGGCGACTAGTTCTTATGACCAACAAGGCGGCGCCATTTCAATAAATGAACATAGAATTCAAGCATCTACAATGATTGGTTCTACATCAGTGAGTTTATCAGTTCCTCTGAAAACGGTATTCCAAAGTTTAAAAGCCCTATTTTGACAGTAAAACCACATTTGCTACAGTAATCATCAGAGCTCCAAGTGCCCCCATGGCCGTCGGCTTCTCACCATTAAACATGTAACCAAAGACAAAGGCTGCAACAACACCAAAGAAACTCAGCATACTGAATACAGCCGTAGATATCAGCGGAATTGCTGTCACTCTCATGGAGTAACCAGTAAAGCCAATGAAGGTATTGAACAGAATCATAGGTAGCCAGATCTTCCACGAGAAATCCACCTTGGGAATCTCAATGCCTGCCGGCTTTGCCCCAGCGAGCCCTGCAATCGCCACAGGTAACATCCAGAGCCCAGCGCCACCATAGAGCTCAAAGAGTCCCTTGAATCCTCCCTCCTTCTCCTTCATCAGCTTGAAATAGAAATAGATGGCTGTCTCGGTGAGTGCAGCACCCAGGGCGCACAGGGTTCCAATGGGTTTCTCTAGATCCAGGATAGTTCCTTTTTCAGGATGCACTACGAGAATCATACCGATGAGAGCCATGAGAATCCAGGGTATAGAGGCCAAGGGAATCACTTCGCCAAGGATGAACCAGGCACCAATGATATTCCAGATGGGATAGGTATAGAAGATGGCCATGGCATTTCCTGGTGACAAATCACTGAATGCCTTGTAGCTCGCACTGATATGTGCCAGGTTAAGAAGACCTGCACCTGCCATATTACGCCAGGAAATATTAGCGAATTGTTTTGAATTACCAGTGGCAACCATAGCAGATGATGCCATCACACTGTAGACAAGCAATCGCGAAACAATCTGGGTCCATAGATTTGTGGGGACTGCCTTGATTAGAATGGGGTAGGCAGATAATGTGATTTCGCTTAATAGCACAAGTCCTTCGGCTAGCATCTTAATTAAAGACAATAAAATACAGGTATGTATTATATTGGCTTTAAGCTTTTTATATCAAGGTAGGGGTGCTGGCTTTTTTAAAAGCTTCGCCTGTAAAACGCCTACTTCATCTCACCCTTACGCCTGGAAGCCTCCTTCATGGCATCACCGAGCTTTGTGTCCTTATTCTTCTTCTTCATCTCAGTGTAAATCTTCTTCACGAATGCAGTCCACTTGCTGATCTTGCGAGTGCCCTTTCTTCCCTTGGACATCTTTCTTGTCTTGGCCATTATACTTATTCAGAAGAAATTATTCTAATAGTTCGCCTTACTCAAAATGTCTATATTGCTTGGAAACATCGTCTATTTTCGGCCGCAGCTGTTCAAAGGCCTGAAGGCTATCTAATTGTTGCTGCTCTGCAAATCCCTCAGGAACATAACGACTTGAGAATCCCCGTGATAAGATACGCTTGGATTCCTCTTCTCCACGCACTGCCTTATTTTCTTTGACTGAGCCACGAAGCTCACGCACCACATTACGCGGATCATATTCGGGTGCGTATTGGTCAAAAAACACATTGCCGACTAACTTGGGTCCTGCTGGATCAAATGCCGGTGCAGGTGTTGAAAAAGGTTGCTGATTTCTAGAGGCAAGTCCATTCTGGTCACTATATTGCATAGCGACCCTTGGACCAAATCCTGACGTGGATGGTTCTGGCCGGAAGAAGGCCTGTTGAATAGGCGCAGATGATCTCTGAAGCTCTAGATTTCTCGCATTTGCTGTATCACGTGTTAGATCTTCACGACGAGAACGTGGAATGAATTGAGGGAGGGGCACTGCTGAAATTTCTACAGTAGGGATACTTACAGACATCTAAACTCTAATGCGGTTGTTATAATTAGATGATACTCGCACCTTATTTCTGGGATACTAGCGATCCTAATTGGTTCAAGCTAGGCATTTTCTTGTCTGCAGGAGGGCGAGAGCTATGGAATGTAGACGACAAGGATAAGGATAAGGCAATTCTGAAGATGCTCAAGGAGAATGGCTTTCCAGTATTAGGACTGAAAAGGCAGGCTGGGCTACTGTTAGCATCTATTGACCCGAAGGCCAATCTGAGTGGGTTTTACATGTGGGATGAGGTCGATCCCGCAACGGCGCAGGAAGATGTTTGGCGAATCTTTACGATTCCTGCAGCCCTATGGACGTGCCCTGTGTTTAAGGAGCATTTTTGGAAATCAGCTTGTCTAGCACCAGTGCTAACCCCTGTTCTTTCTGGTGCGCTTGAGGGCCTTGGACCTGCGCCTACTGGAACTACGCCTACCACCATTTAATACACATAGCTTATTTTTAGCATTGGTAAGTTCCATAAATATCGTATCAACATTTTCCTTTTCTTCATCATTTCCAGCTGCAGCATCACGTGCATCTGCGTATTTATTTAATACGTAAGTATATTGATCAATTAATGTATTAATCGTATCTTTTAATTGTGTCGCACTATTTTTCCATTCATGAAGCTTATTAGAATTCATATGGTTCGCTATTCTATCTAAGGGATTCATTATATATATACATAGAATGAGTGACGACGCTAGAAATAAAACTCAACGAAATACATTTAATGCTCTCGATATGAGTGGTGCACTTGCACTCGGGTTTTCTGAGAAAACCTTCCAAACCCTAAACAACGACGCCGTAAACGCCTTAAAGAGACCATGGCATAAGCTAGAGCGCGGACTCCGCATTGGGCGTCTCCGTGAATACGTTGCACGTGAGAAGCTCAAGCTGACTCTCAGCGACGAAGATTCTGATGCGCTTTTCAAGCTCTTATGCAAGGGACTTGATCGCAAGCTTCTGAGTAGCAAGGCCGCGGTAACCTATGATTTTGCTGCAGAGCAGATTACTGAGGTAAAGGGACTTGTTGCTCATACTACTGCTACTGGCCAGGTCAAATACCAGCTTCTTGAGAAGAAACCGGGAACCACTCAGAAGAAGAGAGTAAAAGAAACCCCGACTAATAGTAATGAGTAGCGCGCTTGATATGCCAGTAAAAATGAAACAATCCTTAATGCCACAAAAAGTAATGACTACACTTGACCATGTAGCGCAATGTTTAGAAGAATGGGAGGCCCATATTCCTAGGCCGACACATTCGGATTTGAGGAGACAATGGACAAATGAAATGAAGGAGTATCTGGAGTCTATCAATAGCGATGAAGATACAATTGTTGATTCAATTATTTACGGGCTAATTGAAGCATACAATGAATGGGATGGCGATGATTATTCCACGGCAGTTGAGCATGAGAAGACCTATGCGCTAATGCAGCGGCCTCAGACAACCCAGAGAACTGCAGACTGGTATCTGGAATTCAAGCGATGTCTAACCGCCAGTGAAGTATTCAAGGTCTTTGGGTCAGTAAGAGAACGCGGTATCCTCGTTATGCAGAAGGCTGGCCTCATTGAATTATCAAGCCGTGCTTCATCCGCAGTTGTTCTTAGACAAAATATGAGTCCCTTTGATTGGGGAATTTGCTTTGAGCCAGTAGTGAAACAAATTCTGGAGGCCCACTGGAATGCCATTATCCATGATGTTGGCCGTTTCGTTCATTTGAAAGATACGCGCCTGGCGGCGAGTCCTGATGGGCTTATTATTCGATCCTTGAAGACTCCCGAAATGGGTGGTCATCTTCTGGAGATAAAGTGTCCGAAATCGAGGACCATTGGTCTCAAGATTCCTATGGAGTATTTCTACCAGATGCAGCATCAGCTTGAGGTAACAGGAGTGCGGGCATGCGAATATGTGGAGGCAAAATTTGAGTTCATTTCTAGGACAGAATTCAAGGCGACAGAATCTAAGACAGGATGGTTTGGAAATCTTGCAGTTGTCGGCTGCTTTAATGAGGCTCATTCAGACTGGTTGCCTTGCAAATATGTATATGGACCATTAGGAGATCTGAATTGGATACCCGATCTAGGATTAAATGAGAAAACTCTGGAAATAAACTCATGGGCCTGTGAAAACATTCATCATGAACGCGTTCATCGCGACGAGGCATGGTTTGCATCGCTGATGCCAAAGATTGAGGAATTTTGGTTAGATATTGAGAAGGCTAAGAAGGGTGAATTTGTCTTACCTGAAAGTAGTAGAAAAAAGAAGGAGGCAGTGTGTATGATAGATGATGAGAGCTCTGATGATTCGGTGCCTCTAGAATTTAAGGAATTAAAAACCGTAGCCATCTGCGAGTTAGAATAAAATATCTTATAGAAGTAAGGGAACATGATTCCAAGCATTGGTTTTGATATGGATCAATGTCTGGTTGAGGCATTTAATTTAGTACCATTTATCTTGTTTTTTGAAACTAGACTGAGAGGAATTAATCTAGAAACACAAGATATAATCAAAAAGTCTAGAGACATTTTTTATGATCTAGTCGCCGCGCATGAAATAGCGTCCCCTACTATTTTCAGACCATCCCTCGTAAAACTAATTGCTGAACTAATACGGGAGAAAAAGCAAGGAAAAATCAAGCATATGTTTATTTACAGTAATAATGGCTACCTACAAATTTTGAACGCAATTGATCATATATTAGCACTTATTATAAAAAAGGCCCCGTATTCAATTAATGACCAGGATCTTGTTTGGGAAGATGGACGCCAACATGTCCTAACACCCCGGATTTATATAGATAGCACATGTCGTGTAAATACGGAGCCAAAGGTTGTTAACTTCAGAGAGAAATCACTAGCAGGTATACAATCGTGCTTGAATGAGACTATACCTGCAGAAGATCTGTGGTTTCTGGATGATTCTTTGCAGCACACTGATTTAAAAACAAAGTTAGGTAATCGTTACATTAATGTTGAAGCATACAAGATTCATATATCAAATACAACGTTAGCTAATTTCTTCATTAAATCGCTACCAAAGAGGGTCTTTATACAAAATATGCCATTATATACTGCACTTATACCCGCAATAAATAAGGTATTTATCTTTGAAAATACGGTATTTTATCCGACTGGAAAGGAAACACATGAGCGTCTAGTAGAAAAATTCCATGAGGCGATGACTAAGAATGAAGTATTTAAACCCGAAATTGCATCGAGAAAATGGACGAAGCAAAAGATCGAAACGGATTATAGTTCAATAAAGAAATTACTACCAGTATTAAATTCCATACATAAGACCAGTCGAGCGCTATATGATAAGTCATATAGAACACAGGATGCAAATACTCCAAGATTAATTTATGGAGGTAATCCTAATTCACGACGCAACAGATTCCGCAAGCTACGAACACGGCGTAAGAACCGAAAGTAATCCCTACACTTGCGTTGAAATGTCAAGAATGGGCGATTAAGTATTTTTACTTCAGGGCTACCAAAGGGAAATTCAATCTTCAAGATGGACCAATGTATTACATTTTCTAATGAAATACATTGTGCACTCATACCCTGTGCATAATATGATTCGCGTGGCTTCTGTCGATCTGCAGATCGATTCAGTTTCAGCATGTAGACTGGAGGCATTTTACTTATAAAAGGATAGAGAAAGTTCCCTAAGTAGCGTGGAGCCATTATCTGGCTTTTCCTTCTTGTAATTATTTGTAATTTGACCATAGGAGCCAGTCTTCTCAATATGGCGTTGTCCATCTGCAACATAGGCGCATTCGGATTTCATATTTGCAAGTCTCTCCTCGGCAGGTGCAAGATAATCCCCAAGAAGATGATAGGGAGTCCGTGGTACATCTAGAGTAGCATCAGCCGGACCAGATAATTCAGGTAGAGGGCTTGTTAGAGGCATCTTGCATAATTGCTGTGTAGGATATCCAGTATTTTCTGTGAAATTTAAAAATGAATCTTTTCTTAGTGGTGGGTATAGTGCGTAAACTAGCACCATTGCCACTGTAGCAAATACAACTACTGAAATAATTTCAGAAACCATCTGCCTTCTATTTAATATCCATTAAAAATTAGATATGGCTGAGTCATCCAGTAATGATGATTCCTCTGTAGTAATTAAACAGGACTGGAATCCTGGTGTTGAATTCATGTTGGCTGGCTGGTGCGATGAGGCCAAGTGCTTTGAGTGGATGCATACAGAAGCACATGGTTTTTTTGATAAGAGAGCACGAGCCTTGGCAGTTGCAACCAATGTCCTAATAGCAGTGAGTGGTGTCTCTAATATCATGGCTGGCGGTGTGCAAATTAATGGATTTCAGCTCGCATGGATTTTTGGGTCTCTGAGTGTGCTCATAAGTATTGCAAATATGTTACAGGAGAAGCTCGCTTACTTGGCAAAATCCATTCAACACAATCTCTATGGAACCCAGTGGGGCGTTATTCGTAGAAAGATTGAGGAGCAGTTATCGATTCCCCCAGAAGCGCGTAAAGAATGCGGCTCATTTATGAAATACCTAAGGGCTGATATTAATCAAGTGTCGGTTGATGGTAATTCTATGATTCCAGAATTTATACGTATTGCATGTAACGCAAAGTTTGGCAGCATTACAGATTTCGATGTCCCGGATATCTGCGGAAAAATGGAGCATACCCGAATTTACGTGAGGCCGACTCAAGTTATGCATCATAATCCATCACAAGGAATTCATCATACTGGATCTACTGTAGCCCGCAGTCCTAAACTACTCTCTACTGATTGACTCCTTGGGCGTATAGCTGGGTCCATTCTCTCGCAACCAGCTCATACTCCGCCCTATCTTTCTTGTATTGGTTTGCAATATCAGGCATTAGAGGATCATCTGGATTTGGGTCCGTAAACATCGAGATGACTGATAAGAGGACCTTCGATATCGTCAAGGCCGGAGACCAATTTTGCTTCAAAATATCAAGACAGATGAAACCCTCTTTGTTGATATTTGGATGGTAAATCTTAGTGACAAACATGATTCGCGGCGGCTTGAATGGATAGTCCATAGGGAACTGGATGGTCGCATTGAAAATTCCTCCGGCGTATGGTGAATCAGAAGGACCGAAAAGGACTGCCTCCCAGGTAAAGATGTCATTCTCATCTACAGGCCCTGCACTACAATTGCCAGGAGGATCCTTCTTCAAGTCGGCGAGCTCCTTTGCGATACGTTTTGATGCTGCCATTTATACTGACCATACATGCTGAATGAACTATCAATTTTTACCTTGCTTTACACTACACCTTTAGAATGAATGATGCCAAGCAATGTCCATGGTGTGAGCGATGGTCTCTCAAGGATGCTGCGTGCAACTATATTTTTGCGTGTGGCTTAGAGGAAAAGGGGACCTTCAAGGTCGGTGCAGGATGTGGTCGCAGCTGGTGCTGGCAATGTGGAAAGAAGTTCTGCTCGCTCTACTTCAATCCTCAGACAGGTATCAAGGCTCATTCTGCTAGAGAAACCCATGATTCGGAATGTTGTAAAAAAGAGCAGCGGGAGCAAGGCTATAAGCAAGACGAGTATTGTCCAGGTGGGCATAATAGTCATTGTAGCCCTAGATGGTAACCACTAACGGGTCAAAAAATTGACGACCATTCGCGTCCAAATAGTTTCTTACAAACTAACCATGCAGCGTAGTATGCGTATCATTAAGCGCGATGGATCAGAGGAGCCAGTTTCTTTCGATAAGGTTCTCAAGCGAATCCAGAAGGCTGCTAAGGGCCTTCTAGTGCAGGTGGATACTCTGGCTCAGAATATCATTTCTCAGATCTGCGATGGTATCTCCAGCTCCAAGCTTGATGATCTCGCAGGTCAGCTTGCGGCCAGTCTTTCTACGCTCCACCCCGACTACGCGACCTTGGCATCCAGACTCACCATTAGCAATCACCACAAGAATACTGAGATGACTTTTGCTCAAGTCATAAACGTTCTGAGAAATCAGATCTCAGTGCATACAGGTAAGCCAGTGTTCTATGTCTCGGAGGAGCTTCATCAGGTCAGCCAAACCTATAGTGAGCTCATTGAGTCGCGTATCGTATATGAGCGCGATTATGAGTTTGACTACTTTGGCTTCAAGACACTGGAGAAGTCTTATCTGCTCAAGGATACCAAGGGGCGTATTCTGGAGAGGCCCCAGCACATGTGGATGCGTGTTGCACTAGGTATCTGGACCACAGGCCAGAGCACCACGCAGGCCCAGCTAGACCAGGCCTTCGAGACCTATGATCTCATGTCCCAGAAGGTCTATACTCATGCCACCCCTACCCTCTTCAATGCTGGAACTCCCAGGCCCCAGCTCTCCTCCTGTTTCCTTCTGGCCATGAAGGATGATAGCATTGATGGCATTTATGAGACTCTGAAGGATTGTGCAAGTATTTCCAAGTTCGCTGGTGGCATTGGGCTTCATATTCATAATATTAGGGCTGCTGGATCTCTGATTGGTGGAACAAATGGCACGAGTAATGGGATTGTGCCGATGCTCAGAAATTTCAATGCTACTGCACGCTACGTTGACCAAGGTGGTGGTAAACGCAATGGCTCCTTTGCGATCTATCTGGAGCCCTGGCATGCCGATATTGAGGACTTTCTCAAGCTGAAGCTGAATACTGGTGAGACTGAGGAGCGCGCCCGTGATCTCTTCTATGCTCTCTGGATTTCGGACCTCTTCATGCAGCGTGTAGAGGATGATGCACAGTGGAGCCTCTTCTGCCCTCATGAGGCCCCTGGTCTGGCAGATGTCTATGGTGACGAGTTCGATACCCTCTACACGAAATACGAGAAGGAGGGGCGCGCTCGTAAGACAGTGTCCGCCCAGAAGCTCTGGTTCAAGATTCTGGATTCCCAGATGGAGACTGGCACCCCCTATCTCCTATACAAGGATCCTGCTAATAAGAAGAGTAATCAGAAGAATCTCGGCACAATCAAGTCCTCAAATCTCTGCACGGAGATCATTGAGTTCTCCAGTCCAGAGGAGACTGCTGTGTGCAATCTGGCTTCTCTGGCTCTACCGGCCTTTGTCTCTGCAGATAACAAGTCCTTTGACTTTGACAGGCTGCGCCAGGTGACGGCCTCTGTGGTGAAGGCACTCAATAAGGTGATCGACATTAACTTTTATCCGATTCCTGAGGCCAAGCGCTCGAATATGCGTCACAGGCCGATTGGTCTAGGAGTCCAGGGCCTAGCAGATGTCTTTGCTAGGCTCCGTGTTCCTTGGGAGTCTCCTGAGGCGACGAGACTCAATCAGCTGATCTTTGAGCACATTTACTATGCGGCAGTGGAGGCTAGCTCTACCCTGGCTATGATCGAGGGCTCATACGAGACCTTTGAGGGATCTCCTGCATCCAAGGGTATCCTACAGCCTGATATGTGGTCAGTGACGCCGATTACAGAGTCTGAGAAGATCCTGGATTGGGCTTCTCTGAGAATAAATGCGGCACATGGCCTACGTAATTCCCTTCTGGTAGCTCCAATGCCTACTGCGAGCACCTCTCAGATTCTGGGTTACACGGAGTGCTTTGAGCCAATGACGTCTAATATCTATGCTCGCCGTGTTCTAGCAGGTGAGTTCGTAGTAGTGAACAAGTATCTCATTGATGATCTCATGAAGCGTGGGATTTGGTCAGAGGCAGTCAAGCAGCAGATTATCGCGAGGAATGGGAGTGTCCAGGGGGTCAAGGAGATTCCAGATGATGTCCAGGCACTTTACAAGACTTCCTGGGAGATTAAGCAGCGAGTTCTTATTGACATGGCTGCACAGCGCGGTGCCTTCATTTGTCAGAGCCAGAGCCTGAATCTCTCTATTGAGAATCCTACGTATGCCAAACTTACAAGCATGCATTTCCATGCATGGAAGCAGGGACTGAAGACAGGATGTTACTACTTGCGCACAAAGGCTCCGGTAATGGCACAGAAGTTTACGGTTGATCCTCGTCTTCTACAGAGTGGTCTAGTAGATTCTAGGGTTACTGGTGATCTCGAGGTAGACGCCAGCGATTCTGACTCAGATTCTGATTCAGAGGTGGTTGAGCAGCTAACGCCTGAGGAGAAGAAGAAGAGGGAGAGGGCAGCACTGCGTGAGCGTCTATCTAAGGAGTATGAGCAGTCGGTGAAGGAGGCAAAGGAGGCAGCAGCGTCAGGTGAGGGTTGCACAATGTGTTCATCTTAGATAGATGGAAGGGATACAGATTGATCTCTTGGAAAAGTTGGCAAATGATGCCCCTGAGACCTTAAAAAAGAATATATATAAGGCTCTTTCTAAGTTTAGTTTTTTATATGTGGAAGGAATGAAGGTGAAGTTTAATAGGGGCTGGGCTTCAACCGTAGAAGATCGTCATGGTAAGATGTTTAGTTCTAAGGAGGCTAAACAAATAGAACATTTTTTTGGATCTATAGTGAAGCCTTTAATCGATGTGCCAGAAAGTCAGCATATAAAGCGAATCTTAAAAACAATCGAGGATCATTGTAAGGATCTTGCTCTCAAGATCAATGAATTTTCACGAGAATTTGGAACCTTTCGATTCGTTTATGAGAAAAATAAGGGGTGCACTATTGATTTTCCTGTTCCTCTGGTAGATTCACCTTATTCCAGCGTAATAAAAATTCCAGAGAAGAATGTTGTTCCTATTATAATTGATCTTACTATCGAAACCATACGAACGATATCTTCCTTGGAGAACTCAAAGGATATTATGCAAAAGTGTTCTCCATTTATACTGGGGCTTATAGATATTTTAAAGGGCTCTTGGAAAGAAGGGTTTATAAGTTGGTCAGAGTGTTCACCAGCAGTGGCTGGATTACTAGGGAAGGTCTTTTTTTTACTATTAGAATTCACATATCCTAATTTACATACATTTGCAGTTACACATAGTAAGTCTATATTTCAGGCATTCTTTTACTGGGGGTTTGCTAATTTTTCGCCAGAATCTGAGCGCATGATTGTTAGAA